ATTCAAACTCTTGTATATTTGAAATACTATTTAGTTTAGTAAGATAATTTGGAATATTTAGTGAACCATATCTATAGAATTTAAGAATGGGCGAAGATCTCACATCAACAGAGGTTACTAATAGTTCTAAGATTGGGTTTACAGAACTATAATTACCAAAGATTGATATATTGCCAGTTCTAAGGGAATAGTTTCCTTCTTTATAGGAACTTATCTTAATCAAAGAACCATCGGGCAGTGGTAAGGATCTAGAAACAAATGGAACTCCTGATATCTCAGCTTGCCTAGCAACAAACTGATAGAACTGCATAGCCCTAGATTTAAGGGCGGTAGCAGTATATTGATCACCAGTAAAAGAGATAGCAGGAGGTACAATCATAATTATTAGATACTAGAGATAGTTAAGGTATAGGTTACATTTAATACATCAGCAGCCAGCATATTTCTTACTGATGCAAACTTAGAAGCAGCTGCTAACTTACCTGAAGTAGATGCTTTAGTTGATACTGAAGTTAGAAATGCACCATAGATAGCAATAGGCGAAGCAAAAGTGAAAACAGCAGGTGATGCAGTATTAGTAATCACTTGACTTACAACTCCAGCATCAACCCATGCAACCCTAGCAGATTCTGAGTATTCAGAGGTAGCTTCATTAGCTACACCAACCCCAGGAAATGTAGCAGCTACATCAGATGCTTGAGGAGCGTAGTTATTTTTGAAGAGACCAATATACCAAGAGGTAATGGGTGAACCTGCAGAGAATGCAGAGTCTAGGGTATAATTCAAGCCTTCATTAACAACTATATTTTTCTCTTGCCAAGTATCAATAACTTCACCATCTCTAATTTGTTCGTAAGCAAAGACACCACCAATTTTAAGTTCTATTTCGTTCATTTGTTTTCCTATTTAATTATAATGCCATTACGGACGATTGTTGTTTCCACCAGATCTCCTACAACTTGATTGTTAGGAGTGCTATTTGATTTCAACATTGAAAGGTATTGATTAATACCATTAGCCCTTAGAAACAATCCATTTCCAGAGTTTGAGTTTTCTAATTCTACATTAGGGAGAGTTTGGTTTATTAAGGAGCCTTGTTCCTTTAAAGCATAAATACCTAGGTTGGTAGTTACTAACCAATAGTATTCACTGTTCATCATAGGTTGTATAGAGTATATTCCAGGCACTTTAGTTCCCGTACCTTCTACTACCTCTGCAACATCTTTAGTTATTCTAGTAAAACTCTTAGGATCAGTTCCAGAGAGAAAGTAGAGTTTATCAGAGCCTATCCACACTCCAGACTCTAAAGGCATTACCTCTTTGATTCTAGTAGGAAATTCTATATAGTTCTCTGCTAAATTGAAGTGTTGATATTGATATTTCTCTGAGTACCATAAGATATTATCTTGGGCTACATAGATCCTACCGTTTTGATAACGAACTATTTGACCTGAGGGGGCTTTATCTAAATTAAAGGTTCTTAATGGATTAGATAGATTGGAAGCAGAAGAAATAGTAAAAGAGGAGTTAGGGAGGCATATACCAGAGTAATACAATACCCTACCATCTTGAGTAGAACAATATATTCGTGCATAAGCAATACTCGGATCTATTACATTAGCAAAGCTTGCTGTGATTCCTGAGGAGGAAGTGGATAGAGTAATAATTTGAGATTCGCTACAACCAGACTCTATCCCATCTATATTAACAAAGGTGTGATTGATCTGGTAATCTCCAGCATCCAAGTTGCCTGAAGTGATTGATAGGCCTAAAGTACCTTGGGTTTTAGTTATACCCCAAGTCTTTAGAAGACCATTATCTATGATACCAGTATAGCCTAGAGTAGAAAAGTAGATCTTATCATCTACCTCTTCAAAGGAGAGAGGGGAACCTGAGGGTAAGGTGAGTAATGGAGAGGAAAAGGAGTAATCTGAATAGACCTGAACCAATTCTCCATCAACCACTGCATAGCACCCTAAGCCTGAGGTAGAGGCCCATAGCGCACTGATATTACCTGTAGTCAATAGAGTATAGCCGTGTCTCTTTTGTACGTTACCAGTCTTATCTACGTCAACATTTATGGCTGCTTTAAGGTAATCATCTGGTGTTGTCTGAGCTGAGTTGGTAGTATTAATACCCTTCCATTTATCGAAGGTTACTACCTTGGGATGCATTGACATTAGTAACCTCCATCACCAGTATTGTACTGACCAAGTTTAGGTAGGGAAGGTGGTGGTAGCTTAGGCTTCTTAGGTTTAAAAGTCTTTTGTTTACGTACAGTCTTAGCCATCTTAATATCCTGAGTTTTGATTAGAGCCTGAATTTAAACCTGTTCTACGACCATAACTAGGTTGAGAGATACCACCATAATTAATGGCTCTATTAGCTGTCTTAGATTTTCTCATTGTGCCATAGGCTGACAGAAATGGAAACTCTTGATCAAACAAAGCTAGATATGTACCAGCCCTTTTAGGATCTAGGGTATTAGCCTCATCTTTCATATAACACAAATGAGCAGCATAGAACAACATTGGTAAATGAAACTCTACCCTCAACTCTGGATTACCTGTGGGATTATTCCAAGATAATTGGGTCTTGGGTAAACGATAGTACATGTAGGTTAGGGTATCATTCTCTTTAGGAATAGGATAGAGAGATATAGAATTAGCTTCCATATCAGGCATGTAGAATCTAGGCTCTGCTATATCCGTAAAGAAGGCTTGGTTATTCCAGAGGGAATCCATATCCGTTTTACCTAGAGCTTTACCATTAGATAACTTAACTAACTCTACCTCTAAACAGTATATAGGTAAAGCATAGGTTCTGGTAGGAGCTGTTACAGCTATAGTTCCTATATCCTTAACGGGAGTAGTACGCCTATAAACTACATTAATAGCTTCATTAATATTATTAACTAACTCTTCATTTCCCCATCTTAACTGAATAGAACCTGCATCATCATCTTCAAAGGACTCCCAGTCTGCTCCATTTCCTCCATTATCATCTAGTATATTAGTTCGTAGATGAGATACCAATTGTTCTGTATTCATTATTTGCTCTCATTCTCAGTAACGATTTCTGCCCATATCTCATCCATAAGGTCTCTTTTGATTGTTGCTTTTAATAGAGAAATGATTTTACGTTGTATCAATTTACCCTTAGCATCTAAATAGATTGCAGGGTTCTGATAAGCCACTTGCATCTTCTCCTTGATATCAGCACGCTCTTCAGCTTCCTTAGCCAGCATTTCTAATCTCTTTTCTTCTATATGATTTTTAACTGAAGTCACTTGCATGTCCTCTGATACAGCTCCGAGTGCATATGCCTGTGACCATAGAATATCAGGTACTTCTCTAAATTCTTTACCTAATACTACTGAATGGCCTGTGAGAGATTGTACATGGATAAATTCTCCACCAGCGCTTTTAAAGTTTTTGTATTCCATAGTTATGATAGATTCTTTAGTTTATAAATAGTTGAGTTATTGAGATCTTGTAGTTCATCAATAATGTTTTGTATCTCTGAGTAGGTGGAACAAGCCTTTCTATTCTCATCTACCCAAGATCTTACCTCTTCTACTAGTTTAATAGGATTCTTTGCATCCAAGTGGACTAGTGGATAAACAGTGATTATTCCTTCTCTTCCCTGAAAGGCTTCTGCTAATGAATCAGCTATGCCTACAATACCATCATAGTACTCATTTAAAGCTTTGTGAGTAGCATAACTCTTAGTTTGTAGATGAGCCATGTGAGCTTTAGTTCTAGCCTCAAAGCAGAGAGCAATTAGATATGGCATTTTTATATTCATGTGTTTCCTATAATTGAAAAAACCCTATAATCCTACTATTACTAATGGGACTATAGGGTTAATGTGGTTTAGCCTTCTGAGAACTGTGCTCTATTTTTTACATAGTATTGAATTTCCAGAATGAATGTACCAGCTGTAGGAGCTACAGTAGAAGTAGAAACTGCATCCCAAACTACATCAACATAAGTTTTGGAGGTAGTGGCTACACCAGTTGGAGTAAGAGCAGTACGACCTAAAGCATCTACAGTGGTAGCAGCGAGATAGGTAGTAGATCCTATTTTAACTGCAATGGTATCAGCAGGAACTACATAATCTACTAGAGTAGTAGCACCCCATGCGCCTACAGCCATAGTTTCTGTAGTACCTAGGGTATCATTAGCAGTAGATGCTACCAAAGAAGTTACCTTAAGGGTATGAGAGCCAGCAACATGAACTGCAGATACCTTAGAGTTTACAGGAGTTCCAGTACCATAGAGAGTACCAGCACCTGCACTACCATTGATAGCAGCTGCCAAGTTGGTGAGAGCTACATCATCACTAGCACCAATAACTACTTCATAAGGAGTAGGGGTACCAGATAAGGTAGTTTTGAAAGTGTAGACTTCAGTACCTATGGTTACTGTTTCATTGGCTGAGACAGCAAAGGTAGATGAGACTGTTAGAGTACCATTAGATCTTACACCTTCTGTATTGAAGGGGGTAGTAACAATCAGATCACCTGAGGTAATAATAGAACCTTCAGGTAATTCAATTGCATGAGCAGTAACATCAGTAGAAGTGCCTACAGGAGTAGTAGCGAAATCTACAGCATTAATAATGTTGTAGGCCACTACCTGTTCTTGACGACTAGATTTTTTAGTAATAGCCATGTTATTAACCTTGTGAGAATTCTGTGCGATTAACTTTTAAGTATCTAATAATTAATTCAGCAGTACCAGCAGCAGCAGGGGTAGCACCAGCGACAGTAACTAACACATTACTTTGAGCAGTATACTTGTAACCTGTGGGGACTAAGGCAGTCAGACCAGTTGCATCTACTGCAGTAGCACCTAAGTAACGAGTAGCTGCGCCTGAGTCACCAATAGCTACAGTGGTTGATGCAGTAGTTGCACCGTCAACATATAAGTGACCACCTAAGATGATTGCACCTTCAGGTACTTGGATAGCAGGGTAGGCACCTTGAGCAGCTACATCTTTACCAGAACCAAAGGTCCAAGAAACTCGTGCAGTAATTACTTCCTGACGATCTGTATTTAATTTAATTGCCATTCTTTATTCTCCGAATTGGATACACATTTTTTTGCCCTTTGCTGGAACCTTAGGTTTAGCAGGAGGGAACGATTTTTTAGCAGGTTTTATTGCCATATTATATCTCTATAAAAAGTAACCCCTCATGGTGCGCTGTGCTTGACCCAGTGTTTAGGAGTGGGCAGCGTGAGGGGTGTTGTTTATTAGATACTGAAGTCGCAGGTAATTACACCAAAGTCTTCAGTAGATTTATCATAGATAGAGTAAAATACAGGTTTCAAGAAACCGAACATTTTATCAATGTTTACACCAGGAGAAGAATCATAGTTGAACCATTTTTCTGACCATTCAGGAGCACCCAAGTCAGCGAAACCAAGGGCTTGAGCACCACATAACAATAATCTAGAACCATCAACCAAACCGCCTGCACCCCATTTAGTAGTAGCACCTAAAGTATTATACACTAAACGATGTTCATGGAATACCAAGCCATCAATAGTTACGATACCACCAGTGAACCAAGGTGAGTTAGTACCATCTTTCAATGCTAAGTTGGTAACAGCACGTTGATAGTTATCATCTTTTTTGAGTTGAGCTAAACCTTCTGGACGAATGAAGCAAACATAGTATTCTTTGCCACCAACATTCAAAGGTTTGACGTAATGAGTTTTAGCATAAACAACTAAATCAACTACAGCTTTGTAGGTGAGAGTATCAGTTGCTGCTAAGTCAGCATTGGTTTTACCCATAGCTGCTGTATACAATTTAGCACCTGACCATACCAATCCACGTTTAGCAGAAGGGGCAGTTACATTAGCAGCAAAGGCTAAAGTAGAGAATGCACCTGAGGTACGAGCAGCACCATTGTTAGCGTAAGCATAAGAAATACCTGAGAGGGTAAGGAATGCCAATTGATCCATTCTGTTAGCTAACCAATATGCCAAACGATCTTTAGCATTTTCTCTGAAGTTTACAACTGTCTTTTGTTCTGCTAATTTACCTTTTTGACGTACACCATGACTGATCAAATCAATAGTGATCTTTTGGTTGTAGGTCATCATTTCTTCTTCATTGCCTTCTCTTTCATTGTCTCCGATGACACCATCATCAACTAAGTCGGCTAACAGATGCATGATAACTAATTCACCACGTTCTGTTTTTGTTAACTCTGTAATTCTTTGAATGACTGCATCTGACCCACCAGTAAATTTATTGATGAAAGTCAAGTCACGAGCTGCTTGCCAAAGGTCTTTTGACCATACCATTTTTTGATCGGCTGTTAATGCAGCAAAATTAGTTAATGCCATTTTAGGTTCCTATTTATATTATGTTTGATTTTATTAGATTGTCTTTTGCAGTTAGTATCTGTAAATTCCAAGGTACGTGCAAGCCACAAACAAGTTCGTTATTTAAGGGTATTATGTGATCTATGTGATGTTTAACTCCTGTAGTATCTGAAATAATCTTACATTCAAAATAGAGATTTTTTATATCCTTCTTTTGTTCATCAGTAAGCCAAGGCGGTGTTGCATTTATTTTCATACAACATCTTATATTACTTTTATAAGTTGAATCTGATATATGAGATAAATAATATCTGTTATCATATTCTTTTTTCTTAACTCTATTATTTATAATATACTCTCTATCCTTTAAATATCTACACTGTTTGCAACCAGACTTATATTTATCAGTTCCTTCATATTTATAAAAATTAGAGAGATCCTTATCTTCATTACATATCTTACATAGCACAACCTTTTATCTCCATAGTATTTCGGAACTATTTGCCGACCCTGTTATCGCTAGGGTATACGAAAGTTAAACTGGCAGATCCTAGGTGACTCGAACACCTAATAGCTCCGTCAAAGGGAGATGTGTTACCATTACACTAAGGATCAATAATTTGGTGGGTCTATTATAATGCCGGACCCAACGGCAGCTCCAGGATCACCAGAGCGAATTAATCACCTCTAAGAATACTTTTCTCTTTAGCTGTGAGTTTACTGAAGTCCCTATCACTCATTGTATTAACATTTACCTTACCCATGTCAGAGGTACGAGTAGTAATCTTCTGTTTGGTAGGTTGCTGTTTAGATGCTAAGGCAGCTTTCTTTCCTGCTTCAGTCTTACGTTGATCACCTAAGCTAACTTTAGTACCCTCTTTCTTTTCATAGAGAGGTAATACTTTCTTGATGGCTAGTTGTAGTGATTCTACCTTACCCTTACCAGCTGCTAGATAACCTGCCAATAGAGTATTAACAGTTTCTACAGCCTCTTCATTGTAGGCTTTAGCCTTATGGTTAAGGAAGGGGTATTTAGCTTCCATGTTATTAATAGAACTTTCAAATCTTTCTTTCTCTAAGAGTTGAGAGCTCTGGGATTTAGCATTATCAGATGCCTCACTCTTAATACCACTAATCATCTCTTGTAAATCTTTTTGATGAAAGGCATTAATTTCATTGCGAAGTTTAGTGGCTTTAGTTATATCACCACCAATAATAAGATTAATATACTCCTCTTCAGCAGCATCATAATCATACTTAGGTACTTCAGGGGCTTTAGGTTCAGCGCGTTGCTGTTGTTGCTGAGAGTTATTAATTAGTTTCTCTAGCTGCTCTTCTAACCACAGATTCCTTTCATTTGCCTCCTTCATCCTATTGTTTATTTCATCAAATCGTGATTTAGGTATTCGAGGTTCCTTCTTAGGGACTACAACTTCTTCCTCTTCTTCAACTTCTTCTTCAGATTCTTCGTCATCTCCTTCAGACTCTTCATCATCTTCTTCAGATTCAACTTCCTCATTCTCTAACTCCTCTACTTCATCCTCATCTGATCCTTCAAAGAAATCACCACGATCTACTACTTCTTCTTCGCTCATTACT